CCCCAGCTTTTACCAATGCAAGAATAAGAAGTGGGTTCATCAGACTACTAGCTCCGCTACTATCCCATTAACCTGAAGACTCAATGGATCATCCTGTTCGATTGTTACTTGTGGGTTTCTGTTATAGCCCAGCACTCGAAACTCTTTCTTTCCAGTGAACCCAGACTCAGTAACCAATGGCCGACCATTTACCTTCATGGATCGAGTATTTCTTATATCAACAACAACATTAGCCAGACCACGGATTTCGCCAGTTGCAGGACCAGAGCCCATAGTTCCGTCAATTGGGTTGGTTACGATCTTCGATGTAAACTTCTTGCCAGCATAGGCATGAGTAAATCCAAGGCCACTATAAGCAGTCAGGTCAATATCATCATCAGCATTAACAATAAAAGAACCTAGATGTGACTGAGTTGTGCCATCGGTCACGATCACATCAACAGCATCACCATCAGAATACTTAGCGCTTACATCAACCTTGTTGGAAGTAATGGCGCCATAGACCCAGAAGTCTAAGCCCACATCCTCAGAAAACTCACACAAATGCAGGTTGCCATTAGCGTCATACACGTTGGCAAAGATACGATCCTCAATAGAAACAACAGAGCAGAACTGTCCATCAGTTGTTACTCTCATCCAAGCCGCTCTACGCTCAGCACGGTTTGATGTAAAAAACGCAGCATCACCATTACCCATAGTGATAATAGCATAGGAGTCAGGCAGGCCGAATGCACTGTGAGCAACCGCCATGCAGCGAGGATCATCAATCAGGTGAGACGCTAGGGTAGAAACAGCATTGGCTGTGTAGGCATCCTCACTGTCAGTATAGAGATACTCACGCACAACCCTGCCATTGTTGGCTACAAATATTGTAGCTCCGTCAATCGAAATGGGCAGCACATTCGAAATGCCATATGGCGTTTGCTTTCTAATCTGAGCATTGGTTGGCGTAATGGCTTGGTTCAAGAACGTAGGAATATAAAGCTCAGAAGAGGCAGTGAAGACTTGCAGGTCACGGTTAGAAACCATGTAGCGAATTTCATTTACATCCCCAGTTGCAGCAACCAAAGCAATAGAGTCGGCATCAGCCGCTTCACCTAAATCAAAGTTAAAGAAGCGACCAATCTTGCTCATCCAAACAGAGTCGGGTTCTGCAAGAGTTCCACCAAAGACCAAACGGTTTTCGTGGAATGTAACTGCGGCAGGATACCCGCGAACAGCAGACCAAGACTGCTCATCCCAGTTAGTTGTTGGAGCGTGAGTGGTTACATAGACAATACCGCCACCGTCTTCAGAGTCAGAGGCACTGCCGCCAGCAGTGTAAGTATAGGTATTCTCGTCAATGATAGTACCTACGGTAAATGTTCCGTTAATATTACCAGTATTAATACCGCCAGTTGCAGCAGCCCCAGAAATAATAATTGTCTCACCACCAGAAAAGCCATGACCTAGCTGAGTAACTTCAACAACAGCACTACCATCTGATGTTCTAAGCGGATTAAGAACAGCAAGGCGCAGCTTCAATGTATCTGTCACAGTGCCAGTAACCTGCGTTGCAGATGTATAAGCTGTAATCTCAATTTCAGAATCACCATAACGGACGACTGAGCCTACATGGTCAGACACCCAATAGTCTTCACTTGTAGTCAGAGTAATAGAACCAGTGGTCCCAGATGGATCAAGAGTTACCGCCTGCGATTGAAACCGAGTGTATGGCTGATAAATCTTGTTACCATCCAGTTGTGAGTCAAAGGTAAACACGCTGACCTCAAAGGAAGTAAGCGATGTGCGTGTAAGCATTCGAGGCGCAAACAAAGGATGGCAGATAAACATGACATCGCCATACTGACCAGTAGTATATTGCTGAATATAATCTTCATCAAACGGCAGGGCATTGCCATCTGTGTCCTGAGTAAGTGTCTCTACAAGAGTAACGCTGCCATCAGCAGCTAGCTGAAAGCAACGAATCTTACCTTCTTCAACAGAAACTACATACTCTTCGTTCTGGTCAAAGACAAAACGAAACAAGTGAGACTGCGCAAGGCCAGCCCCACTCAAGCCATAATCATAGATATGCTTTAGGCCGTATCGTTTCTTTACAGAGCCCTCAGCCATAACAACAACATTCTCCAGTCGTTGCGCTGACTGTGCATAGACAGGCGAATCAGTTCTCATCAACAATGAGTCACTAATTTCACCATACTGAAAGCTGCTAATAGGAACTCGTATTCTTTGCATTAGCTGCGCCTTTCAGCAATAAACCTCGATGTGTTGAGTTTGCGTGTTGTCTGTTGTTGTGAGTGCAGACGACGAGCCTGACGCATTTGATAGTCAGCTTTTTGCTCCATCAAGGAGGCTAAGGATGAGTCTCGCGCAACGGAAACAGCAAGAACACCAGCCATCATATACTCTACAGCAGTGGTAAAGTATGGTGGCCATGTTGATTCATCAGCACGGAATACATAATCAGCAACAAGCTCAGATGTAGCAGGCTCATCGCAGAAAGCTTTCGATCCATAAAGGTCGTATTTGATTGGCATCTCGTTCACTGTAATTGCAGAGAGCATAATCATATCGGCTGGTAATTGATATGCAGCTTCCCAGCGACCAGTAGGTGCTTCGGCCAATCGCGGCAAGACCGCTTGATCTGTAGCGAAACGCCAACGTGAGTTAGTCAAAGCAGAACGCGCCATGTCTTCGTACATAGCCGAGCTAACTGACGCTTCGGCTGTGCCATCTTCAAATGACTGAATCGCGTCACCACCAATCAAGAGCGATGCGCGAGAGCAGATTTTAATCGGTGTGTTTGCTACTGTTGGCATTGTAAGTCGGGGGGCCTAAGCCCCCCGCCCATTCTTAATCGCCATCTGTTTCTGCGACAGCCGTACCATCAGATACGTCCACAACGCCAGCGGCGTTAGACAGAACAGTGACAAAGTTAGTGGTTGGTGTGTCTGTATCACGGACGATAATCAGATCACGAACTGACAACATATCGGAAGCGTTGTTGAAGTAACCAGCGGTGTTGATAGCCGCGATTGCGTCATCACCAGTTGTGTACATCCAAAGACTTCCGTTGGAATCACCACCAACGCGAGTTAGTCCACTTGCTGCAAAAGCCATGTTCTAGCCTCCTTAGTTGTTATCTAGGACTTCGTAGACACCATCGTCATCAATAACGATAGCACCCATCGACATCATAGATGTGGTCAAGTGCGAGACTTTCTCAGGCACATAGTTAACTTCGGTTTGAACATCAGCGTTAATGCCGAGGCCAACCGCAGTTGTGTGGTAAGCAAAGTTCTTGCCGCCAGCTACAGCAGACGTTGAGAAAATCTTGAAGCCCAAGAATTCTTTCATTGTCATGCCGCCTGCATATGGCAGGTTTTGCGGACCAACGTAGTCAGACGATGCGAACTCGTTGATTGCAAAAAGATCAGCGAAACCAGCAGGTGACATAGCGAGGTAACGCTGGCCATCTTCTGGAATGTCAGCTGTACCAAATGTCTCAAAGAGAGAGAGCAGGTCAGCTTTTTCAAGAGCAGAACTTGTGTCGTGGATTTGAGTGGAGTTAGCACCTGCATCCAGAGCAGCAATCAAGATTTCATCAGTCTTGCGACCGAGAGCAGCAGCAGCAGATTGCGCTACAGCTTGACGCTCGTTGATGTTGATCTTGAGCTCGTCCAGCTTATCGATGTACTCTGGCGCATAGTAGTCAGCCATTGTTGCTTCGACATTGGTGTGCGCCAATTCCATTGGAGTCACGTTACCATTGCGGGATTTAGTGTTTGCTACGCCTTTGCCAATTACTTGGAAACGAGCAACCGAGCCAGTCACATTGGATGTACGAACAGTGTTCCGTAGCTTGGAACCCATACGTTGGTATGCCATGTGAACTTCTGTCTCGAACTGCTTGATGAAGGCTTGGTCGATTGTATTAGCCATTTTTTCAGTCCTATTGAAGATTCAGTTTGCTACGGGTATCCGCTCTCTCACCTCAATTCGGGTATCCCAATAGGGGCCGATCAGTGCATTACGGGCCGAGATGAGCTATCATAAACATTTTTACCACTAGGATTGCAACGCACAAAATCAACATACTTCTGTGATCCATCGTGATAAACG